TCAGTGGTTGGCGGTTTTCATCTGCTCAAGAAGGTCTCGACCTTTCTTCAACTGCTCGTCGATATGATTAGCCAGGTCTTGGATGTGGATCATGCGTGGCGCTTTTTGGCTTTCAGCGACACGGAAAGTGGGGATCGGAAGGTCTCCCATAGCAGCTCGTTTCTCTGCAGTAGAAGGTTTCAAACCAAAATATTTCTCGCAAACCTGACTTAATTGGACAGTTGCAGAACCATATTCAGCCATTAACAAAAACATAGTATTCATATTTACCTCAACAATGTTTAAGTAAAAGTTGTTGCCAGATTGCGGACACGTATTTAGCTTGGTGTTTGGCATCAGCTAGAGCGTTATGCCTATCACCTTCAAACGGGATGTCGCGGCGAGGGTTGATACCTATGGCCCGGCCTAATTCGACGATGGTTCTCACATCGCGATCATTGGAGAAATGCCAAGGGCAGGGAATATCCTCACGGTCATAGCTTGCTCGCATGATGACATTGTCAAACGTTGCACCATTGCCCCATACCTGAATCTTTTTGGGGTCGGCGTTATTGCGAATAAATGAGTGGCTGAATTCACACAGCATAAACCAGAGTGCTATGCTGTTTTCCTTATCGCAAATCGCCTTTCTAGCCTCTTCGTTACGCTGCATCCACCATATAATGGTTTCATGGTCAGGTACGGCACCACCATCCATCGAACTTTTCAGGCTGACAACGCGATAAAATTCTTTGCCGAGTTCACCAGTTGATGGCTCAAAAAATACCGCACCGATGGAGACTACAGGGGCATTGGGTTTATTACCCATAGTTTCCAGGTCGATCATTAAATGGTTCACGTTAATCATTCTCCTGCGCTGTGACAGCAAAATGCTCGACACCTTTAACCCAAATAGCTTTGATAGTCGTCCAGGTGACAGGTACCGTAATTTCAATTCTCCCGCTGCCATCACAGGTTTCACATTCATCAGCACCAAAGCATTCCGGGCAGTTTACGAACTTGGTTTCTGAAAACTCACCGGATAGCGCCCCCTTAGCGCCGTTCTCAGCAGTTAACCTCATTGGCACCATCACGAAACATCAGGCACTACCGGCGCTGGCTGATTCATTCCCACCAAAACAGCTTCAACTCGGTCAAATACCGCCTGCATGTCAGAGACATTAGTCATGCCGGTTGGTGTGAATATATGGCGCATGGTGGCATCACCGATGTTGTATTTTTCAGGCGCTGGCTGGGCGTGACGATAGAGCGGCAGTACAGCCACATCACCATCTGTTGCGACAAATTCTGCCCGGCATTTATCGTTTGTGACATGCCATTGCTCACGATAGTGCCATGTCCACGCCATCGGCTCGCTGTCCATTGCGGCCAGCGCGATGCAGGCCAGCTCTTCAGCTTCTTCAGCTGGCAGCATTACGTTGCTTCCGGCGCCGTAGGTTTCACGCCATGATTTAATTTTTTCCAGGCGTTCTCTGGTTGATTTACTGGTCATTGGTTGGCTCCTTCTGGCTTGATTCCGCCGTCACATTGCGGGCATGGGCCAGCTTGCTGACCGTTTTTGATCGTCCTGCCATACGAGCAACGGTAACACCTTAAATTTTTAGCCTTTTCCGTCGCTCGGATAATGTCCCTGCCGAATCCCATAGAAATTCGCTCAAGATAGCCGCGCTTTATCAGGCTTTCAGCCATGGCACCGACTCTAACAGGAAGGAGTGAATCGCCATCCCATAGCGCCGTTTTACGAAATGGGCTAATTTCTATTTCCCAGCCGTGAACAATTGCTGGCTTTAAAAACTCGCGTTCGCGTTTGTTTAGTGGTTTGCCCATCACTCAGCCTCCACCTTGATGCCAGCGGCAGCAGCTGTACGCGCATAAACGATCACGCCGTCCTCGGGGCGCTTGCGCGGCAAAAAGATACCAGGGCGCGGCCACAACGCAATAAAGCGACATTCGCTGTTTTCAAGACGGTGAAATGCTTTCTCGCTCATCACACCTACCGGGCGAAGGTGCCCCTGTTCGCGCTCTAGCTCGGCGATGCACGCCTGCAACTCCTCGCAGTGGTCTGTTATCCCCCGGCATTGAGTTTTCCAGTAGGCTTCCATCCCCTGCGCCTTCTCCAGCGCATCTACCAGCGCGATGATATTGTCTGGCCCATCGGTTAGCCTGTTAAACTCTTCGCATTCGGCAAAGCAGACTGAAACAGACATGTGTCCGGATGCATATTCTTCTGTTGCCGTTTTGGCTCTTACAGCTGCAGCCTTCATACGCTGCGCAAGTTCGGTGATTTTCATGCGGCACGCTCCGCCTTCTGCTTGTTGTATACGGCCCAGCTAAGGGCATCGAGTTTGCGCTGACCGGCTTTGTCGAAGAGGTGAATTCCATTTTTGCAGGCATGCTCAGCCTTCACTTGCTCTTCCAGTTGAGCCAGTTGCTCATAGGTGAGCGTTGCCAGCTTCAGGCGGTTCCAGCCGAAGTTAGGGATTCGGTTGCTCATTTGTCGGCCCCCTCGCGCAGCTGCTGGGAAAACTCACGGAGTTTGAACCCGATTACTCTGGTACTTGCCACAGTATCGACCCGGTCGAGCTCTACCGCGGCTTCATCAATGGCATCAGCCTTAATCCCGGATACGATGCGATCGGTGGCGGGGGTTTGGATATTAGGCAACAGCGCATAATCGCAAACCGTATCGATCGCGGGATCGCAACGGTCATCTTCATTGCGTGGGTGTTCGCCAACCTTCGTGGATGATTGCATGATGATGCCCCAGCAAATGCTATCGACTTCTTCACTCCATCCGTCGCAAGCATCTCCACGATAGTCGTCAATAGCAGCCTCAGCCGCCTCGACCGCTTCTTTAGCAGTTTTGTGCCATTCGAAATTGTGTTCAGAGCCGTAAGAGAAATACGATGCCCCAGCCTTCAGCGCCACATTCTCCGCAGCCAGTTGGTCACGCTCGGCACGTAATTTCTCGACCTTAGTGACCAATGCGGCATTACGTTCTGCCAGTTGATTGAGAGTTAATCCGTCGTTGTTCATGCTACCCACCATTCAATAAACATGCAGATACCAACGGTTACTACGGCAATCAGCACCCAGCAGATCACATCGAACAGGGAGGCGAACCGACGCAGGGTGTATTTGCTGTAATTCTCAGGATCAATATTCATACCGCCTCCCCAAGCACCCAGCGCAGAGCCTCGGCATATTCGCCGCTGGCATCTTCGAGGGCTTTTGTAATTTCCTTGCGTGATTTGATACGCGGCTTTGCTTCACCAAGAACCTGGCGCTGCCGCCGGGCTTTTTCATGGCCAGTGATGCCGGCGGTCGCTGTCTCGATCTGCTTGACCTTCTCCCGTTGCTCTTCGGGTTTAAGCGATGCCAACTGACGCGCCTGGGTAACGGTAATTGTGCCAGCCTCTACAGCTTCCCGGACGGCCTGGGTGGCCTCGAGGAGGGAGAGCGTTGCTCGAACGGTCTGAACGCTGCAGCCAAACAACACTGCAATGTCGTCCTCATCGAGCCCGCGGTCGAGTGCGTCTGACATTTTTTTAGCCCGGCCAAGCGGTGTATCAGGTCGGCGAATTTCGTTTTCGCTGACCATGTATTTAGCCATCTGATTTGCTGATCCGCGCTTAACTACCCCAGGAACAAGCAGTGGGTCTTTGCCTTCTTTCAGACGGAGTTTATTTGCCTCCAAGGTATGTTTAACGCGCTGACGGCCAACAACTACGCAGGTGAGTCCCAATTCGGGGTCTTTCCAGACGATGATAGGTTCCAGTACACCGAGCTCCGCAATGTTCAATACCATCCCTTCGTCAATCGGCAGATGGACCCGCTCATCGTAGAGCGGGTGAGTTTTGTCGGTAATCAGATGCAGGTGTTCAGGTTCAAACGTTAAAACGTTCGTCTTTCCGCTGGCGCCGTACACGTCGATCGAGTTTTTAGCCATGGTTTTTAACCCCATTCAGGCCTGCCAGCACTGCTGCCTGCGCAGTGTTTTGGTCCATTGCTTCGGTAAGGGCGATAAACGTAACATCCAGCCGTGAAGCGATATTGCGCATTAACTCTGCTTTTTCCGGTGGTAGATCGGGTGCCGCAGCGTAAGCTGCAGCGACCAGTTCTTTAACTTTCATATGTGCCATTAGCGCCGCTCCATCAGCTGGTGGAAGCGGTTCATGAACATCCCGTAGGCCTGGCCTGGGCGAACCGGATTAATAACGAATTGATCCGTCGGAATAATGCCTTCGAGCATGGGCCAAACAGTGCCGTCGTCGATCTCAAAGTCACGACGTTCGCTGGCCAACATCACCAGGTCGGCATATTTAACGGTCGGGTGCTGCTCATCAGGCAGGCCGAATTTCTGACGTATTGCAGCATCAACCCGAATCTCCATTGCGCGATAGTCAGGTAAGAGGTGCTTAAGTGGTGCCGGGATATCCTGCAGGTAAGCCTCGGCAGCATCGTGGAGAAGTGCCTCAAGTGCGAACTCCTGCGGTACGAGCAGGCTGGATAAAACGCTGTGCTGTCCAACGCTGTAGAACTCTGGCAGGTGGCCGGCAAATCGGCAGATATGCGAGAGGGCGGTTGCAATATCCTCTATCTCGATCGTGTCTTGCTGGATATCGAGATAATTAAAGTGTTTGCCTGAAAGGGTTTGAATAAAGCTCATTATTTTCTCCATACGTTACGCCTGCACAGCGCTGTTATTTGGGTGTAGAAATCCCTCGCCATAAGGCGATAAACAAAAGGATTACGCTTCAATAAATCCCCGCAGCAGCGGAGATTTAAGGCTGAGCAATCAGGCTTAGGCTTTGAAAGTACCGATGAAGGCCTCGACCGGCTTACCGTCGAACTTACCGATCAACAGGTCGCGGAACTCATTGGCGATCGCTTCTTCCTGGGCTTCCAACTGGACGATACGAAGGACAAATACCGGATCATTACTTTTCAGCAGGCTGTTGCGCAGGCTGAATGCACGTTCTCCGAGTCCTTCATACGGCACACATTTGAACTCGAACGCCACCGGCATCACGTCTTTACTGCTGGCTTCGATACTCTGCATCAGCGACTTTTTGCCACTGAAATCACCATCTTCATGATCGGAGGCATTAGTTTGCTGGATGGTGACGCGGCGAACTGCCTGCGCGGCCTGGGCGATTTTCATCGTGTTACCGTCGGCATCGAATGCAATCAGGTAATCACTCCAGTCTTCCAGCCATTCGGCGATTTGCTTCTGGTTAAGGTGATCCCCGTTGATCGACAGCAGCGCGCGGAATGGGGCTGTTTTCTTCAGCTTGATCGAGGCGACGTTATCAGCGTGCCCGGGATTATCCAGCGTACCGATGTTGAAGATAGAACGCGCAAGCATGTTATCGGCATCAATAAAGCAACGGGCTTTTTCGTCTTCTTTGGCGTAGCCTGAGGAATAACGCACAAAGTCGTCGATGCTTGTGGTTTCCATCGCACCACGGAAACGAAAGCGCTCCGAGGAGAAGCGTTCGAGGCTTTCGATACCCGTGCCAGCTGGGAGGACAGCTGTTGGGCATGCCAGTCGCTGGATATCTTCCATGTAGTAACCGGAAAGCACCAGGTCCTGAACTTGCTTAATTGCGCTGCCATCTAATTGTTGGGACATAAAATTTCCTTAAAGAAAAATGTAGTTAAACTAAAAACGCATCAGTCACGGCCTATGGCGCCGTCCGCAGCTTTGCATTCGGATCCCCGCTCAGAGTAAACAGGTTGCCCTGGTCTTCCTGCAGGATGGTCAACTTGCCGCCGCGGTTAACAAACATCGGCGTTTCTGTCGTGTCTTCTTCAGAAACTTTCCCGCGCGGGGTGGGGGTGATGTACTGCAGTTTGTGTTTGATCATGACTCGCTTTTCTTCGATCTAATTGCCCATGCGATCGATGTCGAAAGTCAGTACTACTTTGCCTTTGCTGCCATTGTTCAAAACGCCCAGTGCGGCGGTATTGAGCGCCCCGGCGATCTTGTTGATGAACACGCCAGCATCCAATTCGCCCAGGAAATCTGGAACATTGGTCATGCGATCATTGCTCATAGCACTACCTCTTTGTTAGGGCGGCTGCCACCGCCGACGGTTTCTCCATACACAACACAGAAGAGCATCTGCGGTTGACGGCCGCCCGGGTGGATTGGGTTATGAGCCCGTCGCCCGGTGATGCTCTTGTGTCTTGTGTAAAAAGGGCGGTACCAGAAACAAAGGGAAACTGGCACCGCCAAAACTTCACACAGCTTTCGTTACAGGTACTACGGGTTACCACGCTGGCTACGTGATGGGGTTGTGACACCAGGTCGCTAATCTGCTTACTTCCCGCCGCTCTGTTTTGGTATTGGCAACCAGTTGCTGTTGCTCAGTCGATTTCCGGGTCTTTGCGTCGACCGGCGCTGCAGTACGCTTGTACACGTCACAACGAGGAGAGCACTGATACGATTAGCTATTGCGTTCGGATCGGCTTACGGCTTGTGTGTTTGCCCGTTCACCGCCAATGCTCTCATCTGTTGTGTCCCGGACTCTTCCCGGGCGTCACACCTTTTCGCCGCGCTGGTGGGGCGCACGTCGTGCCTGAAACACTTAGCTTGCACATTCTTCCGGAATTCCTGAGAGCGCATGGATAAAGGTAACTCTCTGGCGGCTAACGCTGCATGTGCCATACAGCGGTTGCGAATATTGCCGTTCACAACTGGAAGCGCACTCCTTCAGTTACAAACCGATCCCCACGACCGATGGAAGATGGAATGCGCTTTCAAGTTGTGTACGATTCATCTACCCCGGTCCGGCGGCGCCACCTCGCCGGGGCAGATGCAAAGGACCGTTACGCGATCACTCGGCTTGTTGGTTTGGCCGGAAGTATCAAGTCCCGACATCGCGGATTCTGCTTCTCCGCCCCGATTTCACCCCCGCTATGGTTTAGCGCGCAAACCGAGAAAATCGCCTTCAACGCTGTCGGCTTTCGCCATGTTCTCCAGATATCTTCGGGCGGGGTGCTAAGGGAGTGATTAGCTCTTATCCTTAACACTCCTACTGGTTTGGTATTCCTGGCTTGGGTATCGCCACCAGTTGTAGGAATCCGACTTCGAGTTGCGGTTAATCAGTCCGCTTCTCTGTTACCCCTCCCGAAGACATCTGTGTTCATTAAATGTGCTTCGCTGGCAAACCAAGGATTGCGCGCATTTCTTTTTGAGTACGAATAGCGTTGGCTATCGTCAGATCCACGTCTCCGCGGTAAGCGGTTCCATCTTCACAAATAACTAATGTGATTGACTTTTTACCTTTCTTGCTTACTTCAAAACGGTGCGCTTTACGGACAACGTGACAACCGTTTTCCAGTGCATCTTTAATCAAGTTTTCAATGCCTTTGCTAGCCATGCGTGACCTCTTTCTACGTTACCTTTCAGCGAATCATCCGGTTATTCATACGCCACCGGCGGCTACTTCGTGGGCGTCCTGCCTGTTCGCTGTTTCTTTTGGGTACATTATGTACCGTTGGGGTACATTGTCAAGTATAAAAAAACCTGCCGGAGCAGGTTGAGTTATGCTAGTGAAGCTCTTATCAATTATCTTCTTGGTTTTCCTGAAAAAATGACGGTGCCGATAATCGAGCAATTGCCATTGATTTTGATGTATGGCTCTGGCCAGTTTGTGTTCAGAGCTTTTAAGTAACGTTGTCCCGCATCCTCAATCAGGCGTTTGAAAGTAGTCTCTCCAGAATCATGCATTAACGCAATAACATCGTCACCGTGAACTGCTGGTACTTCTGGATCCACAAAAATCATATCGCCAGGTCGGTATTCATCGATCATTGAGTCGCCAATAACGCGAAGAATATAAGTCATTGGCCCACATGGTACAGGGCATGGATAGTTTTCTGTACTATTCAAGTCCACCTCAGCATAGCCAACTTCGGTCCATGCTCCTGCCTGTACCCAGGATATAACCGGAACCATAACAATATTTCTATTCGTATCTGAAACATCCGGTGTTTTAGCAACATTAGTGGTTTGATGTTCCTGATCTAACCAGCCCATAGGCAAGTCAAAACACTTTTCGATGTGCCGGGCCATAGCATCACCGATGTTCTTAGTTGCGCCATCACCCATAAACCGGCTGGTTTGAGTAGGCTCGCGATCAATCATGTTGGCGAAGTAGATATTTCCACCAACACCATCTCTCAATTTTCTGGCGTTTAAGCGCCTGATTTCCTGGATTGTTTTCATATTTAAATTTAACCGCGTGTACCTCAAAGGTACAAGTACCTTGAAGGTTCATTTCTTTCGTGTAATATGTACACAGGAGGTACACTTATGAAAGAGTTCTGGGATTCATTGACCAAAGAGCAACAAAGCACGTTAGCGGCAAGCGTTGGCTCTACACCCGGTTATCTGCGTTTAGTTTTTAACGGTTACAAAAAGGCCGGATTTAATCTGGCCAAAAAGTTGGAAAACATCACATCAGGCCAGATCACCAAGTATGACCTTCGGCCGGATATCTATTCCAAACAATAACATGTGGTTTTACCTGAAATAACCACAGAGATAAGGGGTAAGCCGTGGGTATAGAACCTGAGTGGAAAGTCGATAAGCAACCGGCATGGCTGGTGGCTGCGATCAAAAAGACGATCACCGATTTAGATGGTGGTTATGAAGAGGCCGCTGAATGGCTGGGCGTTACAGAAAATGCGTTATTTAACCGCCTTCGCTCGGATGGTGATCAGATCTTCCCAATCGGCTGGGCAATGGTCCTGCAGCGTGCTGGTGGATCAAACCACATTGCCAATGCGATAGCACGCCATTCGAACGGGGTATTCGTGCCACTGGCCGATATCGAGGAAGTTGACAACGCCGATATTAACCAGCGCCTGATGGAGTCGATCGAGTGGATTGGAAAACACTCGCAGTATCTACGCAAAGCCACTGCGGACGGTGTTATTGACCAGGCCGAACGCGAACAGATTGAGGAGAACAGTTACCAGGTCATGGCGAAATGGCAGGAGCATTTAACGTTACTTTTCCGTGTCTTTTGTCAGCCAGAAAAAAGTGACGCCCGCGAGTGTGCAGCTCCGGGCGTCGTGGCAGATAAATCAACGTGTATGGAGAAATAATCCGCATGAGCAATTTAATCGTAAATCTCAGGTTACCGCAACTACGTATGCGTCCAGTGACGGGTGCTGTGCTGTTTCGGTATGAACGCATGGTATGCGGTAAATGGGTTTCATGTAACCACAGCCGGGCAACGGCGATTGTGGGGGTCTTTAACCGGAGGGTAAAAGCGTTATGCGCGAAGTTAACCGAAAGTTCAGAGACCACTATGGCAAGCCCGTCAGAGTCATACGCTGGGAACGTGAGACGAATCGTGTCATTTACCTCAGGGAAGGCTATCCGCACGAGTGTTTTAGCCCACTCGATCAGTTTCAACGAAAATTCAGGGAAGTAGAGGGTAGCCATGAGCAGTAAATTACACGGTCTGGTATGGGAAGCCTGTGCTTTCAAAGGCCTGATCATATCTGAAATAGCGGTCATGGCCCGCCTGGCTGACTTCAGTAACGATGAAGGCATATCGTGGCCTGCGGTGACAACTATTCAGCGACAGATCGGGGCAAAGAGCGAGAACACTGTTCGAAGCGCCATTAAAAAACTTCAGGCGAAAGGGTGGCTGAAGAAGCAGGAGCGTCGCGTAGGCGGCAAGAATAATTCGAACGTCTACAAACTCAACGTCGATATGCTGGAACGTGCAGCAGCAGAAGCAAAACTCTTCTACGCAACCCCGCGTGAACAATCAAAATTTGATGCCTCAGAAATTGAGGGTTCAAAATTTGAGGGGTCAAATTCTGACGCCTCAAATAATGGGTCTGCATCCCCTCAAATATTGCGGGGGGACCCCTCAATGGTTGAAGGCGATCCGTCATTAGATCCGTCATTAGATCCGTCATCTAAAAAACCTTTTTGTCGGGCTCCTGCGGAACCCGACGATAAGCCGGATCCTGAAGTGGTGATCACTGACCATGCGATCGAAGTTCTGACGCATCTGAACCAGGTCAGTGGCTCCCGGTTTCAGAAGTCAAAAAATTCCCTCGAAAACATTCGGGCACGTCTGCGTGAGGGGCATACCGTTCCAGATCTGAAACTCGTTATTGACGTTAAGCATGAGCACTGGCATGGCAACGACGAGCAATACCAGTACATGCGCCCCGAGACGCTTTTTGGTCCTAAAAAATTCGAAGGCTATCTGCAAAGCGCTATCCGCTGGGATGCCAAAGGGCGACCGCCACGGGAATCCTGGGACAGAAGTAAGCCGCGTGATATCAACCAAATTGGTGCAGTGCAAACGACCATACCGAAGGGGTTTCGTGGATGAACATTACTCAAATGGCCTTTGAATTCATTGCTAAAAACCCAGATCAGAAAATGCGCGATATCATTGCCGCCTTTCCTGACTGCAAACCTGTTTCTGTGAAAAGTGCCGTATATCGCCTGTACACAGAAGGGCGCCTGGAAACAAAAGCAACCTCATGCGGTTTTATTTATCGAGTCATCAATGATGCATCCTGCTGCGATGACCTACAGGACGACTTTAAGTCCAGAGGCAACCTGGAACAGGAAAAAGCCGCTAAAAAACTCGAAGAGCGCAGCCTGTATCGCCGGGCCGCTACTGTATGGCACCAGCTCAGTACCTCAAGCTGCAGCCAGAAAACTCTTGAGTATTACATTCGTCAGAAAAATGCCTGCCTCCGGAAAGCACGCATGGGGAAATCACACACTGAGTGTCTGTTAGCCGGGAATTACTGCGGAGGTGATCTGTGCATCGACTGAACACGACCAGCGAAGGCGAAATGCTGGTGGATGAGGCCGAACTCCCACTCACCAGAAGCCAGTACTGTGATGCTCTCGATGCATTACGTGCTGCTCCTGCCCACTATCTCAAGGAAGTGGGCGACCAGTGGAGAACGCCCGATCTGTTGTTCTGGGGGATTAACGCTATGTATGGCCCGCTGGTGCTGGACCTCTTTGCAGACGAAACCAACGCAAAATGCCCTGCGTGGTACTCAGCAGAAGACAATGCTCTGACGCAGGACTGGGCGGGGCGACTGATAGAACTCGGCGGCGCGGCATTTGGAAATCCGCCGTATAGCCGTTCTCAGTATCACGAAAAGCAGGCGATCACAGGCATGACCCACATCATGAGTTATGCATCCGCTCAGCGTGAAAAGGGTGGTCGTTATGTCTTTCTGGTGAAGTCAGCGACGAGTGAGACATGGTGGCCAGAAGATGCGGATCATGTCTGTTTTATTCGTGGTCGCATCGGTTTCGATCTGCCTACCTGGTTTAAGCCGGCGGACGATAAGCAGAAGCCGACCAGTGCCTTCTTTGCTGGGGCGATTGTTGTATTTGATAAGTCATGGCGAGGGGAGCGCTTTAGCTATATCGATCGTGTGGCTCTTGAAGCCAAGGGGCGCGCGAGTATGGCCCTGGCCCAGTACGCCGTGGGTAAACAGGCAACAGCTCCAGTAATGGATCAGCCTCAGACAGAGCAAGCTGAAACTGAAATCCCACTTCTTCAGGACGAAATCCTCGCGAAAAGCGGCATACGATCCTGGGCTTGCGTGGTTGCGGCTTTTGGAGATAAAGCCGAGTACACCTTTGCCGAGTCAAAGTTTGGTCATACCTGGGCGGCTGATTCAGTGGATAAACCGGAGTTTACTCCGGTTAACTCAGAAACGATCGCCACAGCTCAATCCCTGATCATCAAACAAACTGCGAATAAAGTGCTGGTGGGCTGGCTTAACGGTGTTGATCTTGGATCCGCAATTGCACGTGAAGAAACCATAGAACGCATGAATTCGGTGTATGCAGAGTTTATCGACACATGCCCGGTCACTGAATTCATCGATATTGTTGGCAGCCTGGATAAAACAAGCAGGTTCAACAGCAGACTGATCCGCAGCCATGTTCGGGAAGCTCTCTCAGTTGCCAAACAGACCTTACCCCAAAGCCGGATATGGCCACTGGAAGTAGGCCTGGTTTTTGAGCAAGTCGAAGGCGTGAATCATCTTAACGAGTCTCAGCAAAACAAGCTGAAGGCACACATCAATCAGCTGTGGCTTGAGCGTACGCCCAGCACCGAAATCATAACTATTGCCAGCGGACTGGTCAGCAGTATGCAGGGGGTTAGCCATGCGTGAAATTATCGTTGATAACTTTGCCGGAGGCGGCGGCGCTTCTACCGGGATTGAGATGGCTCTTGGGCGTAGTGTCGATATTGCCATTAACCATGATGAAAACGCTGTGGCCATGCACCGTACCAATCATCCGGATACCTTGCACTACTGCGAAAGCGTCTTCGATGTTTCTCCTGGCGCAGCAACCAGCGGCAAACCTGTTGGCCTGACCTGGTTCTCCCCAGACTGTCGCCACTTTTCCAAAGCGAAAGGAGCTAAACCAGTTGAAAAAGCGATTCGTGGGCTTGCGTGGATCGTTCTTCGCTGGGCGCTGGATGTTGGTCCGCGGGTAATGATGCTGGAGAACGTCGAAGAGTTTAAAACGTGGGGTCCACTACTGGCGGCGGAAATGCGTCCGGATCCGGACCGCGTTGGTGAAACGTTCGAGGCGTTCGTAGGCATGCTGACATCCGGAGTTCCTGCAGATCACCCTGCGTTGTTGGAATGCTGCGAATTTTTGGAGTTATCGCCGAATAGCGAACAGGCGATGCGTTTGATTACCGGGCTGGGCTATGACGTCGATTATCGCGAATTGCGCGCCTGCGACTACGGCGCGCCAACTATCCGAAAACGTTTCTTCATGGTTATGCGACGGGACGGGCAGCCGATAGTCTGGCCGGCAGCTACTCACGGGGATCCGAAATCGCCGGCGGTGATTTCTGGCAAACTGGCACCATGGCGCACAGCTGCAGAATGCATCGACTGGTCAATTCCAGCGCCAAGCATTTTCGACCGCAAAAAGTCTCTGGCAGAGAATACGCTTAAGCGGATCGCGCGCGGCATCCAACGCTTTGTTATCGAGAGCGCGTCGCCGTTTATCGTGAAGTGCAACCACACCACGACGCGCGGTAAATATGATTGTTTCCGTGGACAGGCGTTGTATTCGCCGATACAGACAATTACCAAAACCCACGGCTACGCGCTGGCTGTACCTACTCTGGCACCGTTTATGGCTGGAAATGGTGGTAGCCAGTACCAGGCGAAACCGCGTCCACTCAACAAACCAGCGCATACCATCCTTAAGCAATCTCGAGCATGCATAGTTGCGCCGGTGATCGCGCGCCAGTTCGGCGGCAGTATCGGCCACCGGGCAGATGAGCCCAGCGCTACGATTACCGCTGGTGGTGGGGGTAAGTCTCAGTTAGCCATGGCCACGCTTATTCAGATGGGGTATGGCGAACGGGTGGGGCAATCGCCGCGGGTTCTCAATCTTGGTAAACCGTTGGGTACTGTTACAGCTGGGGGCAATAAGTTTGCCGTAACAACTGCGTTCCTGGCGAAACACTATGGCGGGAATTACACCGGTCCGGGCGTTGCGCTTGATGAGCCAGCTCACTCAGTTACTACCGTTGATCATCACGCTCTTGTGACATCGCACCTGGTAAAACTGCGTGGTACCTGCCGTGATGGTCAGCGTACCGATGAACCGATGCCGACAATCACCGCTGGAGGTCAGCATGTGGGAGAGGTTAGCGCGCTGTTGGCGGCTAATGATTACGACGAGCGGCGTGCGGATCAAGTTAAAGAGTTCCTCAATTCTTTTGGCGTCAGCGAACTGGTGACGATTAAGGGCATCGTTTACCGCATTGTCGACATCGGCATGCGCATGCTGCAGCCACATGAGCTCTACCGGGCTCAGGGGTTCCCGGAGTGGTACATCATCGATCGGGATTACCGCGGGGTGAAGTATGCGAAGGATAAGCAGGTTGCACGCTGCGGCAATGCCGTTCCGCCCCCGTTCGCTGAGGCGCTGGTTAGGGCCAATCTGCCGGAAATGTGTGTTAACAAACAGGAGCGAGCCGCGTGACGAAATTGACACTCAGGCAGCAGGAGGTTCTGAACCTCCTGATCGACTACCAGCGTAAGCATGGTTTCCCGCCTACTACCTACGAGCTGACCGGCATGCTGGGGTGCCGGTCCCCCAATGCGGCGGCAAGCCACCTGAAGGCACTGGAGAGAAAAGGGGCCATCACAATCACCCGCGGGGTATCCCGCGGTATCAGCATCACTCCTTCGTTTTCCCGAAAGGAGCTGGTCGTTAACCTCAACAGCATCGTGAAAGTGAAACTTAATGAAGTTTCCCTCAATCATTTGGAAAAACAACACGAAGAGAACCGTATACGTTATCCGGGGATATTCGGAGAGTTTGTACCGTTGGCGACAGACGAAAATGGCTACTCGTCAATGACCCTATGGCGCCTTATGTCTGACCTGGGACAACTTTGCTATTGCGGAGGGGAGGTTCCCTTTGAGCTCAAGTTGATTTTGGAGGATGAATGAAATTTATTCTTCCTTTCCCACCCAGCGTGAACTCCTACTGGCGGTCCCCAAATAAGGGGACTGCAAAAGGTAAATTGCTGGTCAGCGAAGCCGGCCGCAAATTCAAACATGCTGTAAGAGCAGCGATTATCGAACAGCTGAAAGCAGTCCCAAAACCCTCCGCTTCACCAGCGGAGGTAGTCATTGTCCTGCATCCGCCTGATTACCGCCGCCGCGATCTGGACAACTACAACAAGGCGCTTTTCGACGCACTTACATACGCCGGTATCTGGGAGGATGACAGCCAGGTTAAGAGGATGACGATCGAGTGGGGTGAGAATGCAAAGGGAGGGAGAGTTGAGATCACCATAACGGCATTCAATAAAGTGCTGGATGTTTGTTCAGTAGTAGGTTGAAGACTATGCAATCAGACATTAATCTCAAGGTGTGTAAACGAACCGGGCGTGCAGGCCCGATCGTCACGTTAAAGTGTATGGAGATAAATATGGCTAACCACGTTATGGGCTATGGTGTGCCCAAAAACCACTCTCATTTGGCGATAGAAGGTATTTTCGTTCGCCGGGATTCAGCAGGTCGATTTTGTTTAAATGACTTTCAGCGCGCAGCTGGTGGAGAAGAACGTCATAATCCTAACCGCTGGCTTCGGTCCGAGATGGCAGCTCAGTTGATTGCTGAGCTAACGCCAGATATGGCGTTTGCTCCTGTCGATGTTGTGAGAGGAGGGATCAACCCTGGGACATACGCCTGCAAGGAATTGGTGTATGCCTATGCTATGTGGATTAGCGCCGCCTTCAATCTGAAAGTCATCAGAACGTTTGATGCGGTGCAAAATACTATGACAACGCTGACCTCCGATCGTATTCAGGCTGGTGTCATTTTGCTGGAGTCAGCATCCCGAACATTAAACCTCTCCAATTCTTCCAAACTTGGTGCTTACCAGAAATTGCAACAGGCGGCCGGGCTTCCAGATTTAATGCCTGCTTATGCGATTGATGCTCCAGCCGGCGCCATGGATGGATCCAGTCGTCCAACACTCTCGCTTAGTGCTCTGCTTAAAACCCATGGGATACGGCTAACTGCAAACCAGGCATATCACTTAATGGCGCGTGCCGGGATCGTGGATCAGAAGGAACGGCAAAGCCGGAGCGGATTAAACGGAGTAAAAAAATTCTGGTCTGTAACAGCCAAAGGCTGCCTTTACGGGAAAAATATCACCAGCCCTGCGAATCCCCGGGAGACTCAGCCACATTTTTTTGAATCAAAATTTCCCGAGCTTCTGAGACTGCTCGGCATTGTCACGCAGTAGGGGATGATCTTGCGCGGATTACTAACACCAGAGATTGTGCCCCGCCTCGGCGTAGTACTCTTTAAACCGGGAAAGGAGCTGATGAGCCTCTTTGCTCAGGGGCGCGTTCTAATAACTCCACAGCCCGAGTACATGGCCGGTTTTCCGACGGGGAAAGTGCCAGACGCTCGCCAGCCGTTATCCGTAGATCGCAGCCTTGTTCCTTTCTTTACCGATCCACGTGTCATCACAGCTGCGGGAGGCATTGAGGGGCTGGAGCGATGGCTTAGCCTGTCTGTCAGACAATGCCAGAATCATGATGAGGGATATCACCACATCGAAACAGTCATCTTAAGGCAAGATCCAGGCTCCGTTTTATTATGCTGGCATTGCGACAATAAGCTTCGAGATGAGCCGGATCCGGCGATCAAGGAAATAGCAAGCCGTAATGTTATCGACTGGGTCATCGATATGGTCCTGCTTTCGCTTGGATGCACCCGGGAAAGGACATTATCCCTGGCAGAGTTGTGCTGGTGGGCTGTTCAGTCTGGGATTTCTGATGCGATAACGGAGGCTATGGCTGAAAAGGCCTTGCGGATAGCTCCAGAGCCGCACCGTTCGGTATACAGGGACAGCGACATCATCCCAGCAATACCCGCGGCCGACATACTTAAAAGACGTCTGGATAAGAGGGAAAGCCATGCCATAACAGGGGATCTGGAGACGGGTGATCAGGATGCTGGGAGACCTATTCTCCGGTTGGGCGTGGATCCGGAATGCCCTGAAGCATTTATGTTGCGACCGAAGCGCCGGCGCTGGATTTGCCCTGAATACACCCAGTGGGTAAAAACACAGGAATGTGCCTGCTGTAGGCAACCAGCTGACGATCCACACCATATAATAGGGCATGGTATGGGAGGAACAGCAACCAAAGCCCATGACCTGTTCGTGATACCGCTGTGCAGAGCGCATCACGATGAACTACATGCCAACCTCATCGCATTTGAAGAGAAATATGGTTCGCAGCTGGAGCTGCTAATCCGTTTTCTTGATCGTGCGCTTGGCATTGGCGTCATTTTTAAAGAATAAGTGTATGGAGTGCTGAGCATGAATATCGAATCAATTCCAAAATTCTTTGCCCCGAAAGGAATGCATATATCAGATAGCGGGAGAGCAACTGCCAGCGAACAACTCACCGTAACTGACGTTATGGCTGCGCTGGGGATGACGCAGGCCGAAGCGGGGATCGGATTATCCATGTTCCTGGGTAAGGCTGGCATCAGCGAGAATGACCGCATGGCCTCAATTCACTGGTTGGCCGAATATGCAAAGAAGAATGCTCCCCGCTCAGTCAGGAAAGCCGCCGGCAAGAAATTTCCTCTTTGCATGCTGATCATCGCCAGGTTCGCATATCACGACTACGCCTCATCAGCTGCGGATACTACGGACTGTACGAAATGCGCAGGTAAGGGGTTCGTGAAGAAAGTTAAAATGGTCGAGAAAAGCCACTACACAATGAGATTACCGCAATGGGCAAAAGACCTCAGGCAGTCACCTTCGGATTTCGAGGTTAAGCGGCAGGTGCAGGAAGTCGATCACGTGCTTTGTGTGAAATGCCATGGCACCGGGAAAATCAGTAAGCGCTGCCAGTGCAGCGGGACGGGGAAGACACTTGATCGCAAAGAATCTGAACTTCAGGGAGTGCCTGTCTACAAGACATGTAAGCGTTGTGAAGGCCGCGGGTTTAGCAGGCCAAAATCCTCCAACGCATACCGCGGCATCCTTTCAGAGTTACCTGGCTTGCCGGAGCGTACCTGGCGTTATAGCTGGAAACCTTTTTATGAAAGCCTGGTGACCAAATGTTTTGTGGAGGAGAGTTTTACTGATGCTCAACTCCGGCGCGTTACAAAAACGACTGATTTGATAAATTTCGCATGAAATAGCGACACGATACTTGCAAAGTTGCCGTTTTTGTGTAAATTTAATCTTAACGATGGGCATTGTATGTTCAACGTTATCAAACCCGCCTCCGAGCGGGTTTTTTTATGGCTGCGAATCACATTTCTCGCTGTGGCGGTAATTTGTAGCTTGCTGAATTATTCGACCAGAGTTATCTGTGTGTCACGCCAAATGAAAGGGTAAAAGACATGCTAAATCAGCAAGATATGACAGAAACAGCCAAAGCGGTTTTGAGCGCCTTAAGCGAGAAGCCTGCAACGGCTGGGGAGATTGCACAGAATACGCACCTGACGCGCGAACGTTGCCAGTTAATACTGACGCAGCTTGTGATGGCGGGGTTATCTGATTACCAGTTTGGGTGTTACAAGCGCCTCCAGTAATGGAGGTTTCCTGCTGTGAAAATGGGCGGCTGGTGGGTGTTGTAGCACCTGGCCAGCCATTCGCTCATGTAGAAGGTCACAAGCGAACCATGGCCCACTGCTTTAGCGCAAAAGCATAGTGAGCCTATCAGAGTTACGCTTACTGATCTATGAAAAACACTGTAAAAATACCCAGTATTGAGTTAGTGAATGCTGACTGCCTGCAATATCTTCCATCGCTACCTGATAACTCTATCGACCTGATCGTTACGGACCCACCTTACTTTAAGGTAAAGCCGAACGGCTGGGATAATCAGTGGAAAGGGGACGAGGATTACTTACGTTGGCTGGATAGATGTTTGTCCGAGTTCTGGCGGGTATTAAAACCCTCCGGCAGTATGTACCTGTTCTGCGGGCACCGTTTAGCTTCCGATATTGAAATACTGGTTAGAGAGCGTTTTAACCTGCTCAACCATATCATCTGGGCCAAACCATCAGGCCGCTGGAACGGATGCAATAAAGAAAGTCTGCGTTCATATTTCCCGGCTACTGAGCGGATCATTTTTGCAGATCATTATCAGGGCCCTTACAGGCCGAAAGATGATGGTTTCGCTGTCAAATGCAGCGAGCTTAAGCAGCATGTCATGACTCCATTAATTTCATATTTCCGTGATGCCAGAGAGTCTCTGGGGGTAACCTGTGCTCAAATTGCTGCTGCAACGGGGAAGAAAAATATGGTTTCCCACTGGTTTGGTCTTAGCCAGTGGCAGTTGCCTAGCGAAACCGACTATTTGAAGCTCCAGGCATTGTTCCAGCAAATTGCCGGTGACAAGCATGCTCGCAATGAGCTGGAGAGGCCTCACCACCAGCTGGTGGCAACATGGCAATCACTTAACCGGAAATACGCAGAACTCCAGCAGGAGTATCAGCGTCTACGTAGACCATTCAGCGTTTCTGTCACGGTGCCATATACCGATGTCTGGACCCATAAGCCGGTTCAGTTTTACCCAGGGAAGCACCCATGTGAAAAGCCTGCCGATATGCTGCAGCAGATCATCAAAGCAAGCAGCAGACCTGGTGAGGTAGTCGCGGATTTCTTCTTCGGCTCTGGCTCAACGCTTAAGCAGGCCGCTTTGCTCGGTCGGAATGGTATCGGTGTTGAGCTTGAAAAGGAGCGATTTGATCAGACGGTCATGGAAATGCGTAATTTGCTGGTTTAGCTCAGCAGGTAGAGCGCCTGCCTTGTAAGCAGGATGTCGGCGGTTCGATTCCGTCAACCAGCACCAGAACGGCAGCGGGGCCAGCATCTGAAGCGAATCCCGATCACAATGCGTAACTTACATGTCCCAGCTGCGCGCAAAGTGACTTTAAAGCAGGGCCACAATTTGGATCTGCGCAAACTAATGTTGAGCGCTCCGTACCAGTAAGCGGAACAAAGCACGATTGTGGTGAAAGAACATATCGGTTAATCCCGGCCCATAAAGCAGCGATAAAAATTTGTCGATTGGCTTTAAGTGAGAGTTGGGCGCTCACCACCACACAACCATAGGCTCGCATTTGCGGGCCTTTTTTATATCTGCGCCCCGCCCGGCGCATAAACCTGCAGAGCTTTTCGGGGTGAGCCTTTGGAATGGTCGTGTGACTGTTCTGCAGGGCGGCCACTCCGGGCGAAGGCTCACCTCAAAAGGAAAGTCACATGAAAAAGTTAATCATGGCCGTAATCGTGGTCGCTTCGCTATGCCTGAGTAACGCCGCTTCGGCTGCTGGAGTTGTCATTACTACCGGCCAGCAAGGGCTTACCTACAATGCGGTGTACGGCGTGAACCTCGCCAGCGCCCTGAGTGAGTATGGCTATAGCTCCACAGTGATCCCCAGCAAAGGCTCGCTGGACAATCTCGACAAGGTGGCCAGCGGTACCGCGCAGATCGGTTTCACCCAGGCTGATGCTTTCCAGTTCTGGCGCAGCCGGCACAGCAACGAAGCGCAGAAGGTGGACATTATCGGCGAACTGGCTGATGAATGCGTTTTTGTCGCGGTGAAGAAGGGCGGCAAGATCAGCGACGAAGGGGATTTAAAGGCGGGTGTGAAAATCGCAGTTGGTGAGCCAACCAGCGGATCGTATGCATCCTGGCAATATCTGCAGGGACTGGAAAAGGATTATGCCAAAGTTGAGACCTACGCCAAAGGCGGTGTGCGCTCGCTGGCGAAAGTCACCACTGGCGAGTATGACGCCTTCCTCTGGGTCTCTGCGCCTGACAGGTCGAATAAATTTCTGGAGGCAGTTAACCAGGAAGGCAGCGGCCTGACGATGATCGACATGAATGGCTGGCACGTAGACGATAAGCTGCCGAACGGGAAACCTGTGTACGAGCTGAAAAAAGCGGTGACTGAGTCAGGCTGGCTGAGCGATTCGAAGGTCAAAGTTCCCTGCACTAAAACGCTGGTGGTCGCCAATACCGATGCGGGTGATGAGGTTCTGGAAACAGCCTCGACCGTCCTTCTGAAAAACCTGAGCCGGGTGCTCGGTACCAACGGTAAATAATCATGCTGCGCAGGCTTTGTTTCTGGGCTCTGTTTGCCGTTCTACTGTTCGTAGCCTGGCGGCTGGCGGGCGTGCTGATGGATATGGTTATGCTGGTGGTTATCCTCGCTGCGCTGGCAGCCTGCCGTTACTGGCCATTCAAAAGCAAGTCCTGACACTGTGCAAAAGGCATCCCAGGGTGCCTTTGACAGAGTGTTTTTTAGCCTGCTTTATTGCAGGCTTTTTTATTCCCCTCGCTTATGAGAGGACTCACAGCAATAAAGAGGGGGCTAAATGTCCGATCCTTTAACTGGTACCGGCCTGATTTTTGGCGGCGGTTTAATTGGTTCCGTCGTATATGGCGTTATCACCCATACCGATTTTGGTGTGGTATTTGGTGCTTTTGGCGGCGCGGTTTTTTATGTGGCAACGACCGCAAACCTGACACGTGGAAGGCAAATAGCTTACTTCATGACGTCGTTTATTGTCGGTGTTCTGGCTGCAGGATTATTAGGCTCAAAATTTACTACCTGGACAGGCTATACAGATCGTCCGCTTGATGCGCTCGGTGCGGTGGTGGCATCTGCTGTCACCATCAAGGTCCTGACTTTCATTAACAGCCAGGACTTGAGCAGCCTGTTCGGATTACTTTCCCGATTAAGGGGAGGAGGTTCGAATGGTAATAAATGACCCGGCAGCGCTGGCCAATGCGGTGATATGTGCCGTTATTGTCTGCGCTTTGATGTTTTATCAACGTCGCGGTGCCAGGCATCGTCCTGGTATCTCCATTCTTGCTTACTTACTGGTATTGATTTACGCGAGTATTCCTTTCCAGTTTATCTTCGGCCTTTACGTACAGTCCCACTGGCTGGTGGTAATGGCAAACGTGATGATATGCGCCGCCGTGCTGTGGGCTCGGGGTAACGTGGCGCGTCTGGTCGATACACTGAGGCACTAATGAATCAAACACAATTCCAGAAGGCGGCTGGTATTAGCGCCGGGTTAGCTGCGCGCTGGTTTCCGCATATTACAGCCGCGATGAAAGAGTTTGGCATCACTTCCGCCATCGACCAGGCAATGTTCATTGCTCAGTGCGGCCATGAAAGCCTCGGGTTTAACAGGGTGGTGGAGAATTTCAACTACAGCATCGCCGGGCTTGCTGATTTTGTTCGTTACGGCAGGTTAACGCAGGATCAGGCCAATTCCCTCGGGCGCAGCCAGTCTGAAACAGTGTTACCTCTGGATCGCCAGCGGGCTATCGCCAATATTGTCTATAGCAAGCGGTTGGGTAACAACAGGGCAACTGATGGCTGGGTTTATCGAGGGCGCGGACTTATTCAAATAACCGGACTTTCTAATTACAGGGACTGCGGCAGCGGTTTGAAGGTTGATCTGGTGGCACAGCCAGAATTACTGGAGCAGTCCTCGTACGCGGCCCGTAGTGCAGCGTGGTTCTATGTCTCAAAAGGTTGCTTGAAATATCCGGGTGATCTTGTCCGGGTCACGCAGATTATCAACGGCGGACAAAACGGGATTAATAACCGGCGCGCCCGCTTCCTGAAAGCAAAATCGGTACTGGTGGTGTGATTATGGGAATCGAAGCTATCGCGGGGCTGGTGGTTGTCATCCTGGCTGCTATCGCTGGCGCGTTCGGCATTGGTCATGCTCGCGGGACCAGTAAGGCGGAAGCCAAAGCCGATCAGCAGCGTACCGAAGAGAACGCCGCCGCCACCGTCGCCGCGGCAGAACGTAAGGCAGAAGTCACTAAAGAGGCAAGCGATGTACAGCAGACTGTTAGCCATATGCCTGATGACTATGTTGATCGCGAGCTGCGCGAAAAGTTTACCCGCCCCGGTAGTCGTTGATACGGCCTGCAGCTGGGTGAGGGTAATCTACCTGACCGACCACGATATCGACGTGCTGGATAAGCAGACGAAGCGCGACATTCTGGCGCACAACAAAGCAGTGCAGGCGAACTGCCCGCAATCAACCGAAAAGGCTACGAAATGAGTGAAGCAAAACCGCAGGACGGCAGCACTGTAAAGGGCTACCGCACATTAACCGCTGGCGACATTGACCGGATGAATCGCCTTAAGGACGTCAGCCGTCATTTTTGCAGTCTGCTGGATAACAGAGCTGATGCTTACCCCTGATTCATCAGTGTCTTCATGCTGATTATGTGCTTTTTGTGATAGAAGTGGCCAAATTCGCTAAATGCAGTAAAATGCTGTGCGCTATAATTCTGCGACGGAGTATGGGGGGAAGTTATGAGAGATCAAGATGTTAGGGCTGCGGTTCATCAGAAGCTTCTTAAAGAGTCGCATTTAGATCCTGATTGTCTTGTGATCGATGAGTTTTCCATATCCCTTGGTGCCAGTAGAGCAGATATAGCGGTAGTTAACGGCATTCTTCACGGTTACGAACTAAAAAGTGAATATGATTCTTTGGAACGGTTGCCGCTACAAATCAAGCATTATTCTGCCGTTATGGACAAGGTTACTCTCGTTGTAGCAGATAAGCATCTGGACGGAGCGCTTGAGTTAATACCTAGCTGGTGGGGGGTGAAGACCGTATCAGTAGGGCCAAAGGGGGCGATTCGCATCAAGCATATGCGTGCCGAAAAGCTCAATCGGAATTACGATTCCTTGATGCTCGCTCAGTTGTTATGGAGAGATGAGTGTATTGACGTTCTAGAGCGTTGGGGCTGTTCTAAAGGTTTTAAAAGCAAGCCCCGATTTGAGTTATGGAATGTCGTCGCCCATTTTATACCCGTTGCAGATCTTCGACTTGAAGTCAGAACTGCACTAAAGAATCGGATCGACTGGAAGGTTAGGGTCTAGCCGGTATAGACTGTGACAATAGATATAACTGTCTAACAACCAGCGTTAGATGGTGTATATGGGCTACTTTACGCCAATCTTTAGAACCCCCTGATTTATTAATACCAGCAGCCCTATCGTATATGTACTGGTCTCCCAAACTGAAGCCTGGGCCAAATGCTTGGTACTCAGCCGAATTGACTAGGATAGAACAAAGATTTTTAGTTTGGCTCCATCCATTTCCCTTAACTGCTGTACCTTTTACAAAAATCCATGAAGTATCATTCGAATATCTTACTGCAACATATTGAGACATGAATCGTGGATCTACGCTCGTTATGGTGGCACTTGCTGTTGGATAATCACTGAAGCACGGTGTCCTGCCATTGATAGAATTTTTCACTACATAAAACCAGAGATCGTATTCGTGTCGTGGAATATGATGGACTACATGCTGAGGAATTCCCGTCTGCGAGCTGGGGTAAGAGGTTGAAGATAAGATTAATGTTCTCCAAGGTGCTTGTCCTGAAAGAGAACTAATAACGGCTAAGGCTTGTTGTTTTAAGCTATCATTAGCGCTTTGGATATCTCCATAATCTACAATGATGTCAATCAAGTTAGGAGGAAGGTTTAACTGATTGAGCAAGTGTGCAAACAAGTGCCATGTTTGGGGGCTAAGTGAAATAGCAACACCATTAGATACGTTTCGCTGAACAGCATGTATGTAGTTTGCAGTGGATGCAGGAGAAACAACTGGCACAATTTCCTTTCCGTACGCCCTGGCGTCGTTAATGCACATATCTAAAGGATGATTGCGACTTGAACCATGTTTATCTAGATACTTCAGGTCTAACAAAACTGGACGTATAGGAGTCCAGGATGCTGCGAGATTAGCACCGAAGTCAGATAAATAACTGCTTAACGATTTTTTATAACAGTCATTTTCGTAGTCCCAGTCAATATCAAGAATGGTGAGTATAGGGGTGAAACCAGAGATTATTGTCTGATCTAACTGCATCAGAGATTCATACTCAGCAGGTTTCCATCTTAGCTGTGGGTAGTAATGATGAAGACTCATTAAAGCTCCTTTTTTTAGAAATTTTAACGTAAAGTAGGGATTGCAAGAATTTTATACCTCTGAAAATGTCAGTAAAAATTGAGCTAAATCTAAGTTTATAAAGTTGCTTGTTGAGTGAAAGAGATGATGTATCAGAAATTTATATGATCTACTCCCCGTTGATTAATACACCACGATGTTAGTAATGTCTTCATAAGCCACATGAGGACATCCCCATGAAGAAGCGTTTATCCGACAAACAGATCATCAGTATCCTCCGCGAAGCTGAAGCCGGGGTTTCTGTCCGTGAGCTCTGCCGTAAGCACGCCATTTCCGATGCCACCTTTATACCTAGCGCAAGAAGCATGGCAGCATGGAGGTGCCCGAGGTTGAGCGCCTGAAGTCGCTTTAGGAAGAGAACGCAAGACTCAAGAAGCTGCTTGCCGAAGCCATGTTGGATAAGGAGGCACTTCTGGCGGTTCTGGGGCGAAAGTACTGACGACAGACCATAAGCGGGAAGCCGTTGAGTTTATGTGTGATGCGACCGGTCTGTCGCAACGTCGTGCCTGCCGGCTTACTGGTTTGTCCCTGTCGACTTGCCGCTATGAGGCTCAGCGTCCGGCGGCTGATACCGAATTATCAGGGCGCATCACTGAGCTGGCACTGAAGCGCAGGCGTTTTGGCTACCGCCGCATCTGGCAGTTACTGCGTCGTGAAGGGCTTCATGTTAATCACAAGCGCGCGTAAACAAACCGACATTACTAACTGATGGTTGTATCTAATACTGGAGCAGGTCACCTGCTGAGGATCTCGTGAAACTCGAGTGAAAATGAATGAGAACTAAGTCACCTCCGGGTGGCTTTTTTAATGGCATTACAGGAGCATCTTTGGATAGTGGCTTCGATAATGCTCCCCACATCGCACAGAGGTAAGACATGGCAGAGATCACACCAGCAGAACAGATCCGACTGAATCTGTTTTCCACCCTGAACTACGACACAGCAGCCGCAAAAGAGGCGATTGCGTTCGTCCAGGATAGCCAGCTCAAATATCAGCTCTTCATCCAGCAGTACAGCCGCGTAACAACTGAGTCAGAAGTGGTGGCGCGGACCATCAAAGCAGTTCAGGAATCGACCGAGGCGCTGGCGCTGTTTGATACCATCGCAGAGCAGGCGAGCTAAGGCATTACAGCAGGCATTCTTTGAGTGCCTGTGATAATGTTATTTCTCGTTCAGAAAAGGAGCAGAGAAATGTCGCAGGAACAAGTCTGGGAACAAACAGTCCACGCGGTACTCGGTGCCGCAATTGAACTTGGATATGATGTTGACAAGATTGCAGAAAAAGCCAAACAAATCATGTTAGGTAATGAAGTGTATCGCTTTGTAGGTCATTCAGAAAATGAAGTGACTAGAACAATTGACGCGATCGAAAGTACTGTCGATGAAGTTAAAAAAATACATGAGAGCAAACCAAAGTAAGAATGTATTTTTCAGCGAAGAAATTTAATTAAGCCACCAACCGGTGGCTTTTTTCATGCGCATCGCACGCGCTTCTCAGAAGAGAGTCTTTCAGTAGTGAGCCTGGGTCATGCCGTTAGGTAGCGTTTACCTCTCGGGCGGCATGTCCGTGCGACAGGCTCACGTCTAAAAGGAAACGCTCATGAAATTCCAGGTCGCAAAGGTTTATCGCTATGGTCGGTTTATGGGTTACGGAATTGCAGTAGACGGTAATCTTCTTGATGGGCAGGTATCAACGACAGTTGATACCGATGCGAAAGGCATTCCCTTAATAACTGCAGTTTTTAATATGAATAACGAGCATGCCGAAAACCAAATCACCATCCGCCTAGACGACGAAGGAGATTCACAAAAGGTTGATTTGATAAAAAAGGCTGTAGCTGAAGCCGCCGCTCGCAACTACCGAACGGCGGTCAACTCTGTTTCCAAGGGGTGAATGATGCGTGTCATTATTGACGGCATTGAATATTTGCCCGCGGCAAATGGAAACTTAAGGATCGGAATTGCAATAACCACGCATCAGCGGCCAGAAGTATTGAAGAGAGCCATTGATCAGCACATGAAGCATCTACCTGCTGGTGCGCTGGTGGTCGTAGTAGATGATGGTTCAAGCCCCGCCGCTGTCGTCCCTTCTGGTGTACAACTGCTGAGGCATGATAAATCCCTCGGTATTGTGGCCTCGAAGAACGCCAGTCTGTCTGTACTTATGGAAGCCGGCTGTGAGCATCTTTTCCTGTGGGACGATGACGCCTGGCCAATAGCCGACGACTGGCACCAACCTTACATCGAGTCACATGAGCCACATCTGGCTTATCAGTTTCTCGATCTTGCTGGCCGCAATAAGCTGAATGATCTTGCGGTACTCTACAGGGATGAAAGGCATGTTGCCTATACCGGGCAGCGTGGTGTCATGCTGTATTACCATCGTAGTGCGATAGAGAAAGTAGGCGGTTTCGATCCTGTCTACGGTCGCGGTATGTATGAACACAGCGACCTTGCCCTGCGCATCCATAACGCCGGGTTGACGACGTGGGCTTATGCCGATGTAACTGGCTCCGAAAAACTGATTCATTCTCTCGATGAGCATGAGGCGGTAGAGCGGTCGGTACCTAAGCCAGACCGTGTGGCGCTGGTAGAACGAAATGTGAAGATCCACAACGAGCGGCGTGATACCGGATTTACCGGTTATGTTGAGTACCGGCGGCAGAGTGACGTTGTAATCACAACGTTGCTTACCAGCGAGCCTGACCCGCAGCGCGGATCGAAAATGACGGCATCGCCTGACATGCTGAACAAGTGGGCTTCCTCGCTTCGACAGTGTGTCGGTATCGCGCTGGTGGATGAACTGCAAACGGCACCGGCAGGCATAGAGTTGTACCACGTTCCCGACGTCAAGATGAACGTCTACTTCCGGCGCTGGCTGCACATCTGGCAGCACCTTCGTGAGCATCCTGAATATCGGTTCGTCTGGTGTACGGATGGCACCGATGTCGAAATGCTCCGCGCGCCGTGGGAAGAAATGCTTCCCGGTAAGGTCTATGTCGGCTCAGAACCTAAGACCTATGCCGACATTTGGGCAAAGCAGAATCATCCAGAGCGTATCTATCAGGAGTTCATCGACGCGCACCGCAACGATGTGATGCTTAATGCTGGCCTTCTGGGTGGTTCCCGCGCTGATGTAATGTCGTTCGCTCACGGCATTATCCGTCTTTATTACCGGATCGAGAGTTATCGCTTCTGGAAGAAAGAGCAGGCTGGCGCAGCGGTTGGTGACATGATCGCATTTGGCCTTGTGGCGCAGTCATTCGCTGACAGGATTATCACCGGCCCCTTGGTTCACTCCGTGTTCAAAACCGATGGACTCGGTAAGGAGGTTGCCTGGTGGAAACACAAATAAAGTTTGTGGTGGTTGGGCATCATTCAAGAGAGCAACAGGCGAGAGCGCTGGCGTACCAAATCGGGCCTTCTGCCCACGTGATGATCGACCCAGAAGATCATGGGGCAGCATGGAATCACCGGCGTGCTCTTGAGTGGGCTGCCGAGCAAGATTGTCGGGTGGTGATCATTGAGGATGACGCAATACCAGCGACGGGTTTTGAGGCTCAGGTTGTTGAATGGCTAGGCCGCTTCCCTGACACCTTGTGTTCTTTCTATCTCGGTACAGGCCGCCCTCCGCATTATCAGCTGGAGATAGCCACTAAGCTAATTGCCGCTGATCGTGTCCGGGCCGATCACATTTCCCTGCTACGTCTTGTACATGCTGTGTGTTATAGCGTCCCGGTGAATCTTATCCAGAAGGTGCTGACGCGGTGGGATTCAAATAAACCTGCTGATTATGCTGTTGGTGACGCCTGCGGCGGCCCGGTGATATACCCGTGTTATTCGCTGGTGGATCATGCTGATGGCAAACCTGTCGAGAAGCACCCTGATGGTCAGCACCGCAATGAACGGCGACGGGCATGGAGGTTTTATGGCTAAGCTGACGATTTTAAAGCCCCGGCTAAAAGTAATCGATACGCGCCGTATCAAGCCGGTTTATGGGGATCATCGCCGCATTAGCGGTAGTGCCAGGGTAAGTCTTAAACGGCGCATCTGGGTTCGGGACAGTGGACAATGCTGCATGTGCTCTCGTGTTGTTGACCTTCACGAGAGTGAACTCGATCACCGGATCGCCCTTCAGTTTGGTGGTGACAACTCAGAGCAAAATCTATGGACGCTTTGTACTGAATGCCATGCCGGTAAGTCTGCTCGCGAAGCCGCTGGTGGTCAGCCAGATGAAGAGGCATTGAAGCACTCAATACCTGATGAGGGCGAAGCGGCATCTGCCTAGGTCTATTAGGTAAATAGGAATAAATATCAATATCGTTCGAAAATGATTTCATGTGTAACTATATCATTGTTAATGATAAATATTTTCATTTGCAGGTGGGGGGGAGGGTTTGGAGTAAACGTCGGCGGGCCTGGACACCGCGCCCCCTCTCACGCACAGAAAAAATCCCCTTTTGGAGGGTGTAAACATGTTAACAGCGCAAAAGCGAAAATTCGCGGTCGCGCTGATGTCCGGCATGTCTCAGAAAGATGCGGCAATAAAGGCGGGGTATTCGGAGAAATCCGCACGGTCCAAAGGGTCGCAGCTTGCAAAGGACCCGGAAGTCATCGCGTTTATTAGTCGTAAAAAAAAGGAAGTCATCGAGACTGACGACGTTCCCACCTACGGTAAAAAGGTTTACACCCCAGCAGTAAACTCACCGCAAAAAAAAGAAGGGGCAGTGGCACCGGCCAAGGGCCCCATAGTTGTCGGCCAGTTTGATGATCCTCTTCAGTTTCTGATGGCGGTCATGAACGATTCAACTGAAGAAATTGACGTCAGAAAGGATGCAGCAAAGGCCATGCTTCCTTACATCCATCCCAAAAAGGGAGAAACAGGAAAAAAAGATGCCCGAAATGCTGCAGCAAAAGTAGCTGCTGGCAAAGGCAAGTTTGGAGCAATGGCACCGCCAAAACTCGTCGTTAACAATAAGGGGTAATCTATGGCGCAGTGGTCTACGGCTTGTCCGGACTGGGAATCGCGTCTGATTGCAGGCGAGTCCATTATCCCGCCGCCGATTTACGCTGATCAGGCGGAGCAGGCATTGGGCATTTTCCGTGAACTGCGGGTTACTGATCTCCCGGGTAAGCCAACTTTTGGGGAGTGTTCTGAAGACTGGGTCTTCGATTTTGTAAAAGTGATATTCGGAGGATACGACGCCGAGACGGGTAATCAGCTTATCCGCGAATATGGTCTGTTGATCTCGAAAAAAAACACAAAATCGACGATCGCCGCCGGAATTATGCTTACCGCGTTGATCCTTTGCTGGCGCGAGGATGAAGAGCATCTGATTCTGGCGCCGACAAAGGAGGTCGCCGATAACAGCTTCAAACCTGCAGCAGGCATGATACGTGCTGATGAAGAGTTGTCCGATATGTTCCAGATTCAGGATCATATCCGCACTATCACACACCGGGTGACAAGGAATACGCTGAAGGTGGTGGCCGCTGATACCGACACAGTCTCCGGTAAGAAATCAGGCCGGATCCTCGTCGACGAACTCTGGCTTTTCGGCAAGCGTGCCAACGCAGAGGCGATGTTTATGGAAGCTCTTGGCGGCCAGGTATCGCGTAATGAGGGTTGGGTTATTTACCTTACCACGCAGAGCGATGACCCGCCGGCGGGCGTGTTTAAAGAGCGTCTCAATTACTGGCGCGATGTGCGCGACGGCAAAATCAGCGATCCTAAAACGCTGGGCATCCTCTATGAATTCCCGGACAGCATGATCCAGAGCAAGGCCTATCTGCAGCCTGAGAACTTCTATATCACCAACCCGAACATCGGGCTTTCCGTCAGTCCGGAGTGGATAGCCGATAACCTGCGAAAGAACCAGGCGAAAACTGACGGCACGCTGCAGCAGTTTCTGGCAAAGCATCTCAACATCGAGATTGGCCTTAACCTGCGCAGCGACCGCTGGGCAGGCGTCGATTTCTGGGAACAGCAGGCGCAGCGTGTCAGTTTTGAAGATTTATTGCGACGTTCAGAGGTGATCACCGTCGGTATAGACGGCGGCGGCCTTGATGACCTGCTGGGTGCCTCTGCGGTTGGGCGTGATGCCAAAACAAGAGAGTGGCTCTGCTGGTGTCATGCGTGGGCACATGAGATAGCGATCCGCCGGCGTAAAAGTGAAGAGTCCCGATTTAATGACTTCGTGAAAGCCGGCGATCTGACCATTGTGAAGCGCGTCGGACAGGATACGGAAGAGGTGGCTGAATACGTCAGCCGTATCTACGCTGCCGAGTTGCTGGACAAGATTGGTATTGACCCGTCTGGTGTCGGACAAATACTCGATGCGCTGATTGAGGTAGGTATTCCCGCCGATGCGGTAGTTGGGGTCAGCCAGGGCTGGCGCCTTGGTGGAGCAATTAAAACCACAGAGAGAAAACTTGCTGAAGGCATATTGATACATGGTGGTCAACCGATGATGGCTTGGTGTGTTGGAAACGCCAGAGTTGAGCCGAAAGGCAACGCCATTCTGATCACCAAACAGGCCAGTGGTAAGGGCAAGATTGATCCACTGATGGCATTGTTTAACGCCGTTTCTCTCATGGCCCTTAACCCTGAACCTGCTAAAAAAGATTACCAGGTATTTTTCGTATAACAAACACGTCAGTTAATGACCCGCTCAGGCGGGTTTTTTCATTTCTGGAGGACAGTAAATGACGCTTAAGCGTGCCTGTACCCTCATGACGGTGAAGTCGGTAAACGAGGATGATCGGATTATTACCGGCATCGCCTCCACACCGTCACCAGATCGTGACGGTGACATCATGGAGCCCGAGGGGGCGAAATTCCGTAGTGACACGCCGTTCCTATGGCAGCACGACCGATCGCAACCTATCGGCACATGCACACCAAAAATGGTGAAGGAAGGATTGCAGATCACCGCAAAGCTGGTGAAACCAACTTCTGATATGCCGTCGCAGTTGGTTGCTCGTCTTGATGAAGCCTGGGCATCAATAAAGGCGGGTTTGGTCCGGGGGCTGTCTATTGGCTTTCGACCGATCGAGTACTCCTTCCTGGATGAAGGCGGTATCCGCTTTTTGTCCTGGGACCTGCTTGAAGTATCGGCGGTGACTATTCCTGCAAACGCAGAATGTTCCATCCAGACCGTTAAGTCTTTCGATCGCCAGCTTCTTGCCGCGTCTGGCATTGAGAAGCCGGTAGTGAAAACCTCTAAAACCGCTGGCGCTACAGCAACCAATACCAAAAAAGGAATCAATTCGATGAATATTTCAGAACAAATTAAGAGCTTCGAAGCGAAGCGTTCAGCGCTGGCAGCCTCACTCAGCGACATCATGAGTAAAGCAGCTGATGAAGGACGTACGCTTGACGCAGAAGAAACCGAAAGCTACGACAACACGGCTACCGAAATTAAGGCAGTTGATGAGCATCTGAAACGTCTTCGCGACATGGAAAGCAATATGGCATCGACCGCTAAACCGGTATCAAAAGCCGCTAATGGCGAAGTCACTACGGTTAAGACTGGTGCGCCCGGCATTATCCGTGTCGAGCAAAAACTGGAAAAAGGCATCGCCTTTGCCCGCTTCGCGAAAGCGCTGGCCGCGGCTAACGGCAGCCGCTCCGAAGCGCTGGAGATTGCCCGTAAACAGTATCCTGATGATGCGAAGCTTCACCATGTACTGAAGGCCGCTGTAGGTGCTGGTACAACGACTGATCCTCAGTGGGCTGGCGCGCTGGTGGAGTATCAGGAATATGCAAATGATTTTGTTGAATTCCTCCGCCCGCAAACCATTATCGGCCGTTTCGGTCAGGGTGGTATTCCTGCCCTGCGCCAGGTCCCGTTCAATATCCGTATTCCGGCACAGACTTCCGGCGGTTCGGCAAACTGGGTTGGACAGGGCAAGGCCAAGCCACTGACCAAATTCGACTTTGAGTCGATCACGTTCAGCTTTGCTAAGGTCGCCGCTATCGCGGTGCTGACCGATGAGCTGATCCGTTTCTCCAATCCGGCAGCCGATGCACTGGTGCGTAACGCCCTGGCAGAAGCTGTCATCGCCCGTCTGGATACGGACTTTATCAACCCGGCTAAAGCTGAAGTTGCTAACGTCTCTCCGGCCTCGGTTACCAACGGTATCGTGGCTGTACCATCCACCGGCGACCCGGATGCTGATGCGGAAGCAGCCTTCGCTCAGTTTGTCGCGAATAACCTGCAGCCGACTGGCGGCGTATGGATCATGTCCAGCACCAACGCGCTGGCGCTGTCCATGAAGAAAAATGCCCTGGGACAGAAAATGTACCCGGAAATGACCCTGCTTGGCGGCACCTTTCAGGGCCTTCCGGCTATTGTTTCCCAGTACGCTGGCACCAACCTGACGCTGCTTAATGCCCCGGATATTTATCTGGCTGATGATGGTGGCGTGGCGGTGGATATGTCGCGTGAAGCCTCTCTGGAAATGGAAAGCGATCCGACCGGCGACAGCGTCACTCCGACCGGAACTGAACTGGTTTCCATGTTCCAGACCAACAGCGTGGCCATTCGTGCTGAGCGCTGGATCAACTGGAAGCGCCGCCGTACAGCAGCGGTAGCGGTTATCTCTGGTGTGAACTACAGCTCAAGCCAGGGTAGCTAAACAGCGGAAGGAGGGCGGGGGAAACCCCGCTGCATTGCATGGCAAAAATCAGATATCTGCAACGTACCCATGACTCGGCGCCGGGCGATGTGAAAGCCGTGGACGATCGTTGCGCAAAGGTGCTGGTGCTGCTTGGCAAGGCCGAATATTTCACCGGTGCCCGTACCGATGGCAAAAAGAATAAGCGAAAAGCGGAGAACGGCTAATGTGGAATCCTTTCCGGAGAAAACAGGGAAATGAAAAAGCCCTGCAGCAGCCTGCCAGTCGCGGAGGCTGGAACCCGTTATACAGCTCTATACATGAGCCGTTTGCTGGGGCATGGCAGCGTAACCTTGAGATCAGTCAGGATACCGTTCTTTCTTATTATGCTGTCTTTGCCTGCATATCGCTGATTGCGAGTGATATTGCCAAAATGCCGCCGCGGCTGATGCGGCGCGACTCAAAGGGAGTCATGCAGGAGGTAAAATCAGGGGACATTCCGGCGTTGTACAAAAGGCCGAATACCTTTCAGAACCGGATCCAGTTCTTCGAGAACTGGCTGAACTCCAAACTGTGTCACGGAAATACGGTGGCGTTAAAAATCCGCAATAACGCCGGAAAAATTACTGAACTCAGGCTGCTTGACTGGCGCAAGGTTACGCCGCTGGTGGCGGATGATGGCTCTGTCTTCTATCAGATAAACCCTGATAACATGACCGGTATTGAATCGTCAGTTACTGTCCCGGCGCGGGAGGTGATTCACGATCGCTTCAACTGCCTCTTTCATCCTCTTATCGGTTTGTCTCCCATTTACGCAGCTGGGTTGGCAGCAATGCAGGGCCACCACATTCAGGAAAACTCCGCCTTTTTTTTCCGTAACGGTGGAAAGCCCAGCGGCGTTATTGAGGTGCCTGGTTCCCTCACTGAAGAAAACGCCAGAACAATAAAGGAAAACTGGGACTCAGGATATTCTGGCAAGAATGCCGGCAAGACAGCCATTCTAAGTAACGGGGCTAAGTACAATCCCACAACAGTATCTGCTGCTGATGCACAGACTGTCGAACAACTGAGTATGACGGCTCAGATCATATGTTCTGTGTTTCACGTCCCGGCCTATAAAGTGGGTGTTGGTGAACTCCCCACTCACGACAATATCGAAGCGCAGGATCAGCAATATTATTCGCAGTGCCTTCAGTCGCTCATTGAGTCGATAGAATTGCTGCTGGATGAAGCCTTTGACCTTGATGGCGAAACGGGCACGGAGTTTGATGTTAATGCTCTGCTGCGTATGGATAGTGAGCGCCGTATCAAGTCTCTTGGCGAAGGTGTAAAAAATACCATCCTGACACCAAATGAGGCGCGCAGGAGTGAAAATCTTCCTCCTTTACCCGGCGGTGATGCGCTGTATCTTCAGCAACAAAACTACAGCCTTGAAGCGCTGGCACGGCGTGATGCTTCTGATGATCCATTTGCCAAATCTGGTGCTAGCAGCGTCACGGCGCCAGAGGAATCGGGCGGGAAAGCCATGTCTGAATCTGAACTGACGGCGGCAAAAGCGATGCTGCGAGGATTGTTAGCTAAATGAATGAACGTGAACTGTCCCTTATCAGGGCTCTTGGAGAGGAGTTCTCCGATGCGCTAAGAGAACTACGTGAATCTTTCAGAAAAAGTCTGGGCGACCACGTAAAGGAAACAGAAGAAAAGTTGGCAGCGCTCACCAATGAAGTTTCGACCCTGAAGGATACCACGGCACCTGACTTTACAGCACAACTGGCTGATGCAGTGGCATCCCTCCCGGCTCCGAAAATTCCTGAATTACCGGATATCGGCGCTATGGTCAGCGAGGCGGTCGCCGCGTTGCCGCCGGCGCAGGATGGCAAGAGTGTGACGCCGGAGGACGTGCGACCGTTGCTGCAGGAATTAGTCACCGCAGCGGTTGGTGAAATTCCGGTCCCGCGTGACGGCAAAGACTATGATCCGGCGGTGCTGAAGCAGGCGGTGGACGATGCGGTCGCTGCG